TTACTCCTCCATTGCTCGCTGCACTTGAAACTTCTGCTCGTACACGTTCAAAGCGTAAAGATAATTATCAACGTGTTTGTAGAGGTCTTGCAACGATTGTAATTCTGTTTTTACCTCGCCCGTCGCTGTGACTACTCCCACAACTTTTGGCTCTTTGTTGAAATACATTCGCGCAATGAGCTTTCTTGGGTTGTTGTCAATGTTCACGTCGAAGTAATTCACTAAATCTCGGTATGTTACCCGTTCTGGAAGTACGTGTTCGCGCAGGATAGACTTTATGATGTAGTAGGCTTCTAACTCATCTGCTGTTGTGACGATGTTTTTGCTTTGTATGACCGCATCTTGCCCTGCGCCCTCTGCAACAGCACTTTCGGGTATGCCGTTTGCTTTTGCAATTTCAAACATCTTCGCCACTTCACGCGCCTTCGTTGCAATCGTATTTTCCACACCGCGCCGTACAACGCTGCGAAACTGCTCGGCGTTTTTTGTGGTGAGTTTTGTTTTTGTCATAAGTGCCATAAATTTTACAAATTCGTCGGACGGGTTTGTTACTTGCATAGACAAATACGCCCGTATTTGCTCAGCGTATTTTAACTGAACAGCAATTTTAGTGATGTCGTCGGGATTAAAAACGCTTTTTGTGAAATTGCGAAGTTCGTCAAGCATAGACGGTTTATCAAAATTGAGAAGGCTAAACTCAAAAAACGGCATGGCATCCATCATATTCGGTGCTTCTGTATCAGTAAAAAAACGATACCGAACGCCATCCGTCAAAATGCCAATTTTTGCTTGGGGAGTCGTGTTGAAGTATCGCAAAAGCTGCGTGGCGTGTTCTGCTGCCAGCGACGCACCAACGGGTTTACACTCAAACAAAATAACAGGGATACCATTTTGAAATATTGCATAATCTACGCGCTCGCCTTTTTTTATGCCAACATCTGCCACAAACTCAGGCACAACCTCTTGTGCATTCCACACGTCGTACCCCAACACGTAGTACAAAAACGGTAGAATAAGAGCGGTTTTTGTGGCTTCTTCGGTGCGGCACAGTTGGTACTGCTGCGAAACATGATGAATTATTTTGTCCAGCGCAACTTCGTAATGATTCGCCTCCATTTTTTACCTCCAGAAATCCACGTTTCCCTGCACAACACCGATTTTCATATTCAGTCAAAATTAACAGTTGAAATTGTAATGTTTCGCGTGACAAATGTTCCGTGCTTCATTTTATCAAGCTCTGCTGTTTGTTCTACAGAAACAAAAAGTGGTTTTTCGGTACGAACGCACCGCAAGACAAAAGTGTATGTTAGCGATGAATCATTTTGCGTTTTTGTCGGTGAATCAATAGCACGAACCTGAAAGTACGATAACACGTCACGGTTTTGAGTGTAAATTTCTTCGTTCAATTTTTTTAACGACTTAATCCGCTGGTGCTGGCTAAACGTATACCACCGAAGTTCTTTTGTTTCTTTGTTAAAAAAAAAGTGATAAGCATTTATATTACCCTGCTTGTCACTCTTAAAGGCTGAGTAACTTATTGAAAACATTGACGATGAGTCGGTTTCTATTTTTGTAAAATACTTTTGTGCAGCTTTGGCAAACTCTGTGCTTTTTATTGCCCATGAAAGCGTATCGCCTTCCAAATATATTCCATCGCAATCTGCAAGTGCAAATTGAGCAATCATATTGCAGGGATAGCAAAACGATACAACGCACAAAACCAATGTTGTGAACAATGCCTGCTTATTCATTTTCGCTTTCCCTTCCACATTCCGCCTACCACAACGCCGTAGACTGTCACTTCATCAAATTCCCGCGGATAAATGATAGGATAATGCGGATTTTCTGGCACAAATGCTTCAACCGCTTGGTAGGTGAACTGTTCAACACGGCGCGTGACGCGCAGTTTTAACCGTTTAATAGTTAATTCACCGTTGATGCTGGCTAGCACGATGTCGCCGTCGCTGGGGTCAAGGTCGCAATCTACAATAGCAACGTTGCCATCATGGTATCCAGCATTGGCCATGCTCTCGCCTCGAACAACATACCAAAAAGTCGCCCTTGGGTTAAGGCGAAAAAACGCTGCAAGGCTCTCGCCGTCGGATTCTTCAAACATAGGAGCGGGTTTGCCACACGGCACAAAGCCCGCAATTCGGATTTTTTCTGGCTCAAAACGAAGGAGCATACACTCAGTTCAAAATAAAATTACGAATGCTTTTTTGCCTGTTCTATTTTCTCTAAAAACCGCTTGACGGCGGCTATATCATCCGACTGTATCACCTGCAAATTCTCTATCCCACCCGAACGAATCGGCGTAACATTGCTCCCCTTTTGTCTTGCCTGCAGTGCCCGTCCAGCCTCATTATCCGCAAACATCAAGCCTTCGCCAGTGAGAAGCCAGTGAATGTTGCACCCTAACGCGGCAATTTTTTCCAACATATCATCTTTAGGAAAGCGATTTCCTGTAATGTGATTTTGCAGCTGACTTGGTGCAATGCCCAATTCCTCTGCAAATGCAGCCAAGGTTCCACTTAAAAATTTGGCAAAGTGGCGTAATCGCTCGCCTTTAGTATCCATGCTGAGAAAAAATTTAACAAACGTGTAATTTTTTCTTGCTTTTATTCAATAAATGTTGTATTTTTGAATCAATGGATTATTCAATCATTGAATAAATCAATTTAGAAAAAAGTTATTACAAGTCAAGGAAAAAATAATGGAAAGCACACAAAAATCTTCTATTACCACAATAGGCATAGCCACAGAGCTATACGAAATGATTGACACTTTGCGAGGTGACGAAAGGAAGCGCACGATAAAAGAGGCTGCAGAGGAACTGTTGCGCTTAGGCTTTGCAATAAAGCGTGGCGAGTACGTGATTCGGTCACTTGTCGAGGCGGTAGAAGAACCTGAAACCGACGAGGTGGCGGCATGAGATTTCTTGTTGTTATCGCGCCAATTTATGACGACATCATATCTGATGAAGCGACGCATCAGAAAGAAGGCGAGTTACTGATTGACACTGTCGCGGTAGGCGACGCAATACAAAAGGCTACACAGCCGATTTTTGATGCTTTGCAGCCTTTTATTGATTCGGGCATTGTAAAGATTGGGGCAAGCCTTGTTACTTCAAAAGACCTTTCTGCTTCAAGAGATTCATTGCTTTTGTCTGTGTCTCTTGATTTGGAAACTCGATAACAATGTGCTGGTTTTTTAACACGGGCTTTACGCCGAGCGGCTTGACGACAGTGGTCGCACACAGAAGATACGAACGCTGGAGGTTTTTTACCAAACTCACAAATCCCACACAAGGCTTCTATTTATCATCTCTCTGTTTAACACTGCTAACATCAAAAGAGTATGCAACCTGTTGTTCTCAATATCGAAATCCCTGACGACATGTTATTGCCGCTCGTGCGCGAGACTTTGCGCGAGGTGCTGCGTGAACACGTTGAGCGTGAGTTTGCCGACCGCTTCTTAAACAGCAAAGAAGCTGCTCTGTATCTGATATGCAGCGTCAAAACGCTGCGAAAAAAATGCGAGCGGGGCGAGATACCGCACACAAAAATCGGCACGTTGAAGTTTCGGAAATCTGAGCTTGACGAGTGGGCAAAGCAGCACAATCGGAAAACAAACGAGGACCTTGACACACAAGCGGCAACGTACTTGATGCAACGCAAAGGAGCGCGAGCATGAACCGCCACCGCAAACCCCGCCGCACCTTGCTGCTCGAAATCCGCACGTGTAAAGATGGAATTGTGCGCTACTACGAGCGGCTATGCTGCCTCGACACGCAGACGGTGTTGTTTTACCGCCGCGTGGGGAGAGTTCAGGCTATGCGGGACGCACTCAGTATGTCAGTCTATGCATTGTCGCATGGTTTAGTAATAATGAAGGCTATACTATGAATGTTGTTGCACTGATACTGTTTTGCTTTTTAGCTCGCTGGCTTTGGCGCGAATGTATTGTTCAGTGGCACGATTGGAAACGCCAACGCCGATTAAACACACGGCACTAACACGAAATCTGGAATAGTGTGAGGAAATGAAAAGGGGATGGCAGGCAGGCACGTAGGCGTACTGGCGGGTTCAAGTTCCCGCCACCTGCACAAAAAACAAACGCCCGTCGTAGGTGCGACGAGCATTTTTTACAACCCATTTTGGAGTAACAAAATGAGTCAGCATAAAGATACGACAATTGCGGCATCCGCGCAAGCACGACCTGTGTTTCTTCGCCCACGAGTGAAACAAACAATCGCACAACTACAGACAGAACTTGCTACGTTGGAGAGAACAGCACGGGAGCTACAATTTGCTATTGATTACTGGACAGAACGCGACGGCGACGAACACGAGGCCGCCGTGTGGCATTTGTACCGTGTGTACCAGCGTCACGCTTACGTCGCGGCACAGCTTGAACAAGCGACCATTCACTAATTTACTCACATCTATTCTACACAAAGCTATGCCTATCATTCGAGCAAATGAACCGATTGCGGTGAATCAAATTTCCATCGTCATCTACGGCGAGCCAGGGAGCGGCAAAACCTCGACCGCTTGCACCGCCAAAAACGCACTCATTCTTGACTTTGACAAAGGCGCGCATCGTAGCGCATTCCGTTGTGATGTTTTACAAATGAGTGATTGGAATGAGATTCAACGGACATTCTACCAAAGTGGCGATAACGAGGAGGAAAGAAAGTTGCATTGGGAGCGCATTAAAAACGAGTTTGCTGAATATGACACTATTGTTATTGATACCTTGGGTCGCTGTATAGATTATATTATTCAATATATAGGCGATTTATCGCCCAAATTTGTCAAAAATGGCAATCCGACAATACTGGGCTGGGGCGAACTGAAATTCATTTTTGCGAAATTCATCAAACAACTTCAGTTTTTAGGTAAAGATGTCGTGATGGTTGCCCACGAGCGCGAAAAAGAGGATGGCGACACAACCAAAGTGCGGCCTGATGTGTCGGGCAGCTCGTATGCAGAGATTTTCAAGGTTGCGGACTTTGTGGGACGGCAGTACATGACAGGCAGTAATCGGACGCTGAATTTTAGCCCCGACGACCGCCGCGTGGGGAAAAACAGCGCAAATTTTCCTGTGTTGAAAATTCCCGACTTTGCCGTAGAACCAGCGTTTTTTGCTGGCGTGATTGCAACAATGAAAACCGCGCTGGGCGCGGTGACAAAAACTCAGCAAGCGGCGATTGACCAAGTGGGTGAGTACCGAGCAAAAATTTTCGCTTGCGAAACGGCGGAGCATCTGAATTATTACCTTGCAGAATTACGAACAAAAAATTTGACTAAGATAATTATGCTGCAGATTAAAGCGCTGGCCGATGCACGAGCCGCACAAATGCAAGGTGTGACGTGGGATAAAAAAATCACTAAATATATTGTATCACCACCACCCACGCCGCCAGCCGACAACCAAAACCACGCCGCCAGCAGCTTTAAGGCTGAGGCTCTTCCATGGTGAGGTGTGGAATGAATAACCAAAACAACCTACGAATCTCCGTCACGACGTTGGACAGTTACCGCCGTTACGTGCAGGAACAAGACGAGGAAATGAGCGAAAATATGCTTGGAGAGCTTATTGCCAGCATCAAAGGCGATTTTACGCCAACGTCACAGATGCTACGTGGACAGGCGTTCCACGCTGTTCTTGAACGCCCGCATCAATGTTACATCGAACAGGGGGATACTTTTTATGCAAACGGTTTTTACTTTGCCGGCGACGGCATCCGCGAGGCATTAAACGTTATTGACCACGCAGGCATTTTTGAGCTTAAAACGACAAACAGGTACGACACCGCGCTTGGCGCGGTAACGGTGGTAGGCAAGGCCGATATTTTGCTTGGCAACACCGTTTTTGAAAACAAGACGCGCTGGCTACAAACAAACGGCAACGTGTTCAAGGGCATTTCTGCTTACGACGAAAACGAGATGTACGAACGTTATCAAGCCTCGCTGCAATGGCGGTTTTATCTTGAATTATTTGGTGCTGATTATGTGCAGTACAACGTGTTTTATTTGAGCGAACACCTGAACCGCATTCCGCTCCACGCCACACAGCAGTTTACCTTTGAGCGCACGGCAGAAACGCCCTACGAGTGCTACGACTGGGTACAAGAGTTTGTGGCATTTGTGGAGCGTATGCATCTGCAACAATTTTTTATTATTTCTACAAAACAACTTATACCATGAGCCTCTCCACAGCCCTTGCGCTGACACGCTTACCGCTCGGTGCGGACTTCGCCGTGACAGCAAACACCATTCCAGATTTGGCCGAACGCGCCACGCACGACATTCTCGCGCTTGGCAACGCGCCGACGACGTACGCCAAGTTAGGCATTCTCGAACAGTACATTGCCGATGTGCGCGAACGCATCAAACCCGCCGTCATCGAAGCCCTTACAGAGTCAGATTTTCAACACGACGCGCTCACGCTCAGTTTGACCACTACGCGCAAATACGATTATTCGGCAAGCACTGAATGGCAGGACGTAGCAGGTGAAGAAAAAAAATTTGCCGAGCACCGCAAAGCGTTGGAAGACATGATGAAAAAAAACGGCACGGCTCGCGTGGCCAGCGAATCAAAAACAGTCAAGATGGGGTTTGCCAGCACGGCAAAAAAGGCACAGGCGGCGGCTTTACCTGCATAAAAGACAGGTATGACGCATTGCCGCCTGCTGACAGGCGCGAATTAGTTGCATTTGGGGTCATGCTCACGGAGCAAGAAACAGAGCGGTTTATACGGGCATTGCAGCAGAGGATAGATACCCTGTTCGCGCTCCGTGAGATTGCCCAAACGCGGCTTCAAACCAAGCAACCAGTGCCGCCGTGCATAGCAAAAATACTTTCACTTTAACGAACAACAGCAATGAGAAAAAAAGTACGGCTTATGGCCACAAACCCGCTCACAGGTCGGGTATTAGCTTCGTGCTTTGTCGAAGACAACGCGAAAGCTATCCAGGAAGCTAAAGATGGATACCGTCACGCGTTTAAACGTGTTTTGGATTTTAAGGTTGAGTCTGTTTCACAACAACATTACAAAACATTACGGGATGTAGTCTAAAACTGGTCTCTGGCGTGGCGGAAATGGCAGACGCTATTATTCGAGTCCTGCCGCCAGAGCAATAACAACGACGATGGCCATCGTGGATTTGCAAACCACGAATTTTTACGAACAATGCCACAGTTACGAACGTACCAACAAGCACTAAAACGCGACGTGTACGAAGCCTTTAAAAAAGGACACAGAGCGGTTATGATGCAACTGGCCACAGGTGGTGGAAAATGTCTTGGTAAAGACACACCTGTACTTATGTATGACGGCACAATTAAACCCGTTCAAGCTGTTCAAATTGGAGAGCAGTTAATGGGAGATGATGGAATGCCCAGAACTGTACTTAACACTACTTTTGGGCGAAGCACAATGTATAAAATTACTCCTGTAAAAGGAGCAGTTTGGACCTGCAATGCAAGCCATATTTTGACGCTAATTGCAAATTCAAAGGATTCGGGATATTCAAAGAACGAGGTAATAGATATTTCTATTGAGGAGTATTTACGATTGAGTAAAACGGCTAAACATTGCTTGAAACTTTTGCGTTCTTCCGTGTCATCGTTTGGCATTGGTGAAAGCTCAGAGAAACTAATTGAGCCATACTTTTTAGGTGTATTACTTGGCGACGGCGGGCTGCATTACAACGTTAATGTTACAACGTCAGACGTTAAAATTGTGAAAGAATGTGAGCGACAAGCGGCAAAATTTGGTTTGAATTTGCGACGCGAGCTAAAATCTAATGCAACAAACAAGGCTGCTTCGTACCACTTTTCTTCTGAAGATTGGCGACGTTTTGGCGTAAAAGGCGGCTCAAATCCATTGCTGAACGAAATAAAAAAACTTGGCTTAAACGTGACAGCCGCTCACAAGTTTATACCGCACGATTACAAGACTGCAAGTTTTTTAGAGCGTTTAGAAATCCTTGCTGGGCTGATTGATACTGATGGATTTCTTGGACATGGCTACGAATATGTATCAAAATCGTATCAATTAGCGCAAGATGTGTCTTTTGTAGCGCGTTCTGTTGGGTTGGCAGCCTACGTCGCAGAAAAGATTGTCAATGAAGAATCGTATTGGCGCGTATCAATTTCTGGCGATTGCTCAATTATACCCTGTCGTCTTGAACGCAAGAAGGCTCAATCACGGCAGCAAATCAAGAATGTACTTTGTACTGGATTTACAGTTGAGGACATTGGAGAAGGCGATTACTACGGATTTCAAGTTGATGGCAATGGAAGGTTTTTGTTGGGCGATTTTACCGTAACGCACAACAGCGTGATTCTGAGCGAGATTGCCAAGGACGGAGCGGGCAAAAACCGCCGCGTGTTGTTTGTTGTGCATCGGAAAGAGCTTGTGATGCAGCTTGTAGGCCACTTGCACCGCCAAAACTTACAGGCGGAAGTAATTATGGCGGGGTATCAATACCGACCGTCGCATCCGTTTCAAGTTGCCTCTATCCAAACGCTGGTGCGCCGCGAGATGCCGCAAGATATTGACCTCATTATTGTTGATGAGGCGCACCATTGCACGGCGGACAGCTACCGCACGGTGATTGATTATTACCCGAACGCTAAGGTGTTAGGCGTGACCGCAACGCCAATACGCACGAACGGGCAAGGCTTTAGCGAAATGTTTTCTAAACTAGTGCTTGGCCCGTCGGTGCAAACGCTGATAGACGACGGTTTCCTTGTGAAACCAGAAATATTTGCCTCGCCGCTCAAATTCGATTTGTCGAAGGTAAAAACAACGGCAGGCGATTACAACGAACGAGAACTGTACGCAATGATGAATAACGATGTTCTCATTGCAAATTTGGTAGAAAGTTGGCGCAAACACGCCGCTGGGAAACGAACGTGTGTGTTTGCTATTAACGTTGAACACAGCAAACAGATTTGCGCTCAGTACGAGCAGGCAGGCATTGCAGCCGCACACATTGACGGCACAACGCCCGCCGACGTGCGGGAAGCGGTGCTGCGCCGGTTTGCTTCCGGCGAAATCACGGTGCTGTTGAACTGCAATATCGTGAGCGAAGGTTTCGACGTGCCAGCCATTGAATGCGTGCAACTTGTACGACCAACAAAATCACTTGCGCTGTATCTCCAGCAGGTGGGGCGAGGCTTACGACCGATAGAAGGCAAGACTTCAGCTATTATTCTTGACCATGCTGATTGCGTATTTAGGCATGGTTTCCCTGAAGACGAGCGCACATGGACGCTGGACGGCGTGGACAAGGCGGAACAGGCCGAACGCGGCGAACTCAAAATCCGCGACAAAAACACGGGACACGTGTACGACCCACGCGAATTACCGCCGCACATTGAAAACATTGAACTGGTCAGGGTTGAACCGCAACAAAGCCGCCTCGCGCTTATGCTTAAACTCATTGAACGCGAGAAAGAAGCGCACGAACAAAATATATGGCATGAGAGCTACTTAGAAACCAAGCCGAACTTTGGCAAGGCGTGGTATTCATTTTTGAAAGAGGTGAAAAAGCCAACTGTGCGGGATATTGACAATTTTCAGCGTTTGGCGGGCTATGCTCAAGGCTGGGCGTGGCACAAAAAGGTTGAGTTTGGTTATCTGACTGACCGACGCACGAAAGGAGTGGTGACGGGATGAATTATCTACAACAAATTCTGGCATTTGACGCTATCAACGCACAGAATCCATTGTCAGCAGAAGCACAGACGTTATACCGCAATATTTTGTCGGTGTTTAACGCAGACTTCTGGCGAAACAATGTTCTGACAATCGATACTCACAAGCTGGAATACTTGTGCCAATTAACCCGAAAGAAATTAGGAGAAGCACGCAACCTCCTGATTCAAAGAGGTCTGATTCGGTACTACAAAAAAAGTGGAAGTGCGTCCCCCGATTACAAAATTTTTCCCCTGTACCAAAACGTTTGTGTTTCCAATAAAACACAAACGGAAGCACAAATAGCAACTTATCTACAACAAGTTCTGGCATTCGACGCTATCAACGCACAGAATCCATTGTCAGCAGAAGCACAGACGTTATACCGCAATATTTTGTCGGTGTTTAACGCAGACTTCTGGCGAAACAATGTTCTGACAATCGATACTCACAAGCTGGAATACTTGTGCCAATTAACCCGAAAGAAATTAGGAGAAGCACGCAACCTCCTGATTCAAAGAGGTCTGATTCGGTACTACAAAAAAAGTGGAAGTGCGTCCCCCGATTACAAAATTTTTCCCCTGTACCAAAACGTTTGTGTTTCCAATAAAACACAAACGGAAGCACAAATAGCAACACAAACGGAAACACAAATAGCAACACAAACGGAAGCACAAAAGAAACACAAACCTGATTCACGCTATATAGGTTTAAAACAAAGAAAAACAAGAGAAGAAGACGACACGGAAGCAAACACCGCAACCGACGCATCGGCTACGGAAAACGTTACTCACCACAGCCGACGCAAAAGCCCGCCGCACAGCAAAAAGGCTATGGAATTTGTAAAAACACGAAACGGTAAACCGCCCAAGCGCGAACCCGACGGCGAAATGTTGGCGGGCTGGACGCACGCGGCGCGGACGTACCCGCTGACGTTTAACACGAACCCGAAGAGCGCACAGGAAGCGTATTACCACGCTTTGTGGCAAAAAACGGCGGAAACGGGCGCGACGATGACGGCAGCGATTGCGGCGTTGCAGACGAGAATAGAACAGTTTGCCGCCACGACGCGGCGCGAAGAGCGCGAGCCGCGCTTCACGAAGGGCTTTCACACGTGGCTTAAGGAGCGCGGTTGGGAGATTGTGGCGGCGGTGGTGCAGGAGCAGCAAAAACAACAAGAATTTGACCCCGAACGAGAGTTTGCGCGGGCGATGAACCAACAACGGAACGGAGTACTCGCATGACATTTGTTGAAACATTTGAGCAGCACGGCATCACGGGCGTTGAACCACAGGGCGCGGACATTCAGCGCGTGATATGCCCTGAGTGCAGCCACAAACGCAAGTTCCACCATCAGAACTACAAATGCCTCACAGTCTGGGTTAAAAAAGGCACGTGGTCATGCGCGCATTGCTCGTGGAAAGGGCATTTACGTTTAGAAGGGTCTGCAAAGCCCGTGGAGCGTCTGAATTCCGAAATCCGCCCCTTGCTTCGGAAACAAGTAAAAAACACGCCCACCGAGCCAGCGAGCGGCCTTTTTGAGTGGTTTGAAAAGCGTGGCATTAGCCGCGACGTTGTGAAGCGCAACAAAATTAAACAGGACGGCAATGCGATTTGTTTTGGTTATATGGCGGGCGGACAGCTTGTGAACATCAAGTATCGGTCGCTGCTTGATAAAAAATTCTGGCAAACGCAGGGCGCAAGCAAGGTACTGTACGGTCTGGACGACCTCGCGGGACAGACGGAGTGCATTATTGCAGAGGGCGAGATGGATAAATGTTCGTTCAACATGGCTGAGATGTGGAACGCGGTATCTGTGCCAGACGGCGCACCCAGCCCAGACGCGCAGAGTTTTGAAACGAAGTTTTTATTTCTTGAAACCTGTGCCGACGTGTTGGAACGGATGCAAAAAATTTATTTGGCTTGCGATGCAGACGAAGCAGGCGCAAAGCTGCGCGACGAACTGGCGCGGCGTTTGGGTAAGCAGCGATGCTACATTGTGTGTTTTCCTGAAGGTTGCAAAGACGCAAACGATGTTTTGGTGAGGTTTGGCGCGGTGCGCTTGTGGCAATGTGTCCAGCAGGCGAAGCCCTACCCTGTTGAAGGCGCAATGACCGTTCTGGACTACGAAGCTGCGTTGGATGATTTGTACAAGTACGGTTTTCCTGAGCCGCCAAAATCGGGCTTTGCTGAGTTTGACGAGGTGTTTCACCCGTTTGCGGGTGCGGTTACGGTGGTGACGGGTGTGCCAGGGCATGGCAAAACAACGTTTTTGCAAAATTACGCTATCGGCTTGGCGAAAAGAAGCAACTGGCGGTTTGCGGTGTACAGCCCTGAAGCACCTGCGGAGCTATGGGGGTATCAGGCCTGTGAAATTTTTGTGCAAAAACCGTTTTTGCCGGACTACAACGGACGCATGAACGAACGCGAGTACGGTGCGGCAAAGGAATTTTTGAGCGATTATTTTATTCAACTGTACGACGATACTGCTTTGTACACGATTGAACGGTTGAAGGAGAGTATTGCGTGGGCTGTGCAGGCGCGGGGCGTGAAGGCGGCGATTATTGACCCGTGGAATAAAATTGCCCACAATCGCACCGCCCGCGAAACCGAACACGAGTATCTTGGCCGCGTGTTGCCTGAGTTGCAGTTATTTGCCAAGCAGTATGGCATTCATTTGTTTATTGTTGCACACCCGACGAAGCTGCAAAAAAAGGATGATTTTAATTACGAAATCCCGACAATGTACAGCATTTCGGGCAGCTCAAATTGGTACAATATGCCCGATAACGGACTTATTGTTTATCGTTATCGCAATCACGCACGCGGCGAAGCAACGGGTGAAAGCAAAACGTATTTGTTTACGGGCAAAATTAAAACTGAACTGTACGGCAAATACGGCGCATCGGTAAAGCTGGTATTTAACGCCGCCAATCATTGTTTTAGTGACGTAACGAGCGAAGAGAGGGATGCACTGCAAGCACGTCACGAACCGAGCGAACCAGCATCATTTTGAATATGCGATGTTAAAGAATAAAGGTCTATCTATGAAAAATTCCGAACTTATCAACCTTCTTGCTCACGCTGTACGCGAAGCTGACGGCTGGGAGTGCGACCCCGCACTTGATTTGATGAACTATAACAATCCGCGAGCGCGGCACTGGGTTGCTGCTGCCGAATTTATTGTCACAAAACTTTCTGCATCAGGTCTGCACATCAAAAACGAGGGCAAAGAGTGGCAGGATGTAGTTGGAGATTTGAATCAAGAAATTGATGATTTGAATCGGCAAATTGATGATTTAACTAAAGCGTTGTCAAGCCTTCAATCAAAATACGACGCAATCAAACAACGCATACAAGATTTACATGACCCCGATTGACGCACTTTTTTCCGACGACGAAATGGATGCAGAGTACACAGAATTAGATGCAGAACGTCGTTTGCGGGAATACTACGAGAAGCAGTACATCGCTCAACAACGGCGCGTACAGGCGTACTGCGAGCGCATGATTCAACGTGATGTGTTGCGTTTTTTGGTGAAGGAGTCACAAAATTGAACAATTTTTATTGAAAATGACTGTGAGAAAAAAACGCTCAAATGCTGAATTAGTAGATATTCGCATCAAGTCCGTGCTGCTCCGACGACAGGGTTATACGCTCATGGAGATTGGAAAAATGTTTGGCTACAAAGACCATACAACCGTGCGAAATTTTATCCACAGCCATTCTTCGTGGTACGACACGGACGCGGCATATAGAGCGAGGTTTGAGATATGGCAAAATAATATCCACAAACTTATTGCTTCGTAAAAAAATGCTGTATGTTTGTAACGGGTCGTGATTGCTGGGCGAAAATTCAGCAATCACGACCCTGTTTGCGTTTATCTCTTCGCTCGGCAGTCACGACTCATCAACAAACAAATTTGTTATGCTGTGATTGTTTTGCTATGCCTATACCTACCCCGCAGCAACGCGAATACTATGTTTCGGTTCTTCCATTACCGTCTGCGTTGTGGTTGAACAAAATAGCAATTCTTCCTAACCAAGATAAATACTGGTGCGACGGCGCACAATGGCTGCCATATGGTACTGGTGTTTCTGGCGGCGGCGGCACACTCGACCCCAACGCGCCTATTGCTGGCCTTCCTGCCGCATTTGACACGTTATCAGAAATTGCAGCGGGGGTAGATTCGCTTTCTGCGTTCCGTTCGGCAGTAGACACAAACGCAGACAACCGCATTGACCCAGAGAACCAAGAAACCCGCGAGTTCGATTTCCCAACGCCTGTGCTGACGTGGAACATTGCACACAATATGGGCAAACGCTGCACGGCAATTTTGCTTGACAGCGTAGGTGTACAGTTTATGAGCGACGTAACCTACTCGGACACAAACACAATGATAATTCAGCATAGCAGCCCAACGGCGGGCAAAGCTATACTTCAATAATTTTTTTCAAAGGAAGCACAAATGCAATTACGTTCAGTTTTGAAATTCGCGCTGAACACAGCAGCAGACCTTCTTGCAGCGTTTACAGCAAACGGGCAAATGGGCTATCGTACAGATAGCACAGAAGGTTTTGTTGGCCGTGTGGCTGGCACAGATAAGCGGTTTTTAATGGAAGGTGATGTTGTCGCAACCGCGCCCGCGTCGGACGTGCAAACAGGCGTTGTACAGATTGCCACAACGGCAGAATTTGACGCAGGCACAGACGACGACGGCTCTGGAAATCCTCTTGTTGTTAAACCTTCTGACCTTCGGGCTGAACTCAATACAAAAATTGAAATTGGCGGCGACCTGACGGGAACGTTTGATGCGCCGCTGGTGGCGAGCTCAACGCAGAATGGCGGTCTTCTCATTCGTGATGCTGCAGCTACGCAACAAGGGCGTATCAAAGCCACAGGCGCGGCGGAGCTTTCGGCTCGCACGGCGGCTGATGATGCGTATGCAGATTTTCACGTGGACGACCTCACGGTACACGGCAATCTCTCAATTATAGGCAACACAACAACCGTAAACAGCACTGACCTGTCCATTACCGACAATGAAATTGTTTTAAACAAAGACGAGATAGGTGCTGGCGTAACGGCAGGTACGGCGGGCATCCGCATTAAACGCGGCACGGCAGCAGATGCACTTTTACAATTTAACGAAACGACGCTTGCTTTTGAAGCTGGAATTGAGGGCGTTAATGTTACTCAACTTCCTCGCAAATACGCTGGCACACTTGGCGTAGCAGCAACAAGCCATGTTGTGACGCACAATTTGAACACAAAAGACGTGACGGTGTCGGTGTACGACGGCGACGAACTTGTGATGTGCGATATATTCACTTCGACGGTGAATACGATTACGCTCAATTTCTCGTTCGCGGTGACAGGCTACCGCGTGGTTGTTGTTGGCTAAAAAAAATATTTAACGCCCGTGCTAAGCCAAGTGCAAGGCACGGGTTGTATTTTTTTTCTGTGACGATTTGATACCGATTTGATATTGCAATTATGAAAAACACAATTCCTTTGTATCCGCCTCGTTTAACAACGACCGAACGGGATAGTTTGCCCGCACCGCTCCTCAAATTAGACGCATTGATTTATCACGTCAATTTGAGCCAATACGAGCGTTGGGATGGCACGTTGTGGGCACCTGCGTTTACAGGTGGTGGCACACTTACACCCGTTGCGTACATTGCTTCGCCGACCGTGACAAACCTTCGTGATGCGCTCGTCAGTGCAGGCGTGATGCTTGCACAAGCGACGTACACGGTCTCAGGACAAATTACAGGCTCTGTGCAGGCAGGCGTAACAGTCTCGCTTGGAGCGTACAGCGCGGTTACGGACGGAAGCGGAAATTTCACGATTACGGGTGTTCCCGACGGCACCTACACGCTCACCCCTTCGATTCTTGGTCATACATTCACGCCCTCCACGCGCAGCGTCGTTGTGTCGGGCGGAAACGTCACCGCACAAAATTTTACCGCAAGCGCAGCTTCGGGAACAATTCAGCCTCACGCCAGTCTTGTGGTAGGACACAACTACGAGGGCAACTTGAGCGACATTACAGGCAATTTCCCTGCAGGCTGGACGGGAACGCCTCTTTACGCCAACAACTGGTCGGCACAAGGACAAGCTTTAACTGGTTTCAACTCAGGCGGGCGCACATATTTCATCAACACCGCTCTTAGCAGCACATTTACTGGTGCGAGCAAAAAGTTCACAATAGGAATGCACCTTCGCACAGGCGCTTCCGTAGCGGCGGCCTACAATGTGTTTAAGGGGGCTTCTGGAGTAGATATGAATGTGCAAATCACCGCTACTGGTCAGGTGCTTTTTGGCTCTATTGTAGGCTTTGGCTGGATTGTCAGCACGGATTCAGGGGTAATTGTTCCAAACACAAACTATCATGTAGCCATCACGTATGACCACAGCTTAGGGTTTGCAGGCGTAAAAATATACATCGATGGCGTATCTGTCACTTTGAGTACAACTGGAACATTTGGGGCTATAAATCATTCAGGAAGTCAGTATAATATTGGCGAAACGCTTCCTGCTGATTATCAACTTTACTCGTTTTCGGTGTACAATCAAGCTCTTGACGCAGCAAACGTCACACGCATAATGAACAATCAAGCTCCATTACCATAATCAAATACCAACCCCATGACACGTTTTACCGACAACCGAACCACCGTGTTTTTGACCGCACTGCTGCTGGCGTTCATCGCCGCAATGGTGTTGTTGTTCTTTGCTCCCAAAACCCACGCACAGCCGCGCTTGTCCGTTTCACGTTGCCCTGTCGCACTCATGCTCACGGACACCTGCGAAGCGGCGGTTATTGACATTGTGGACGGCGACACGTTCAAAGTGCGGACACAGGCGATTGATTCCGTGCAAAACCTCGTGGTGGATTCCGTGACGCACACGCCGCGCCACGTCTGGATTGCAACGTACCGTGATACGGTGGTGAGCGTGCGTGTGGTGGGTATTGACAGTTACGAAACGCGGCGGGGCGACAAGCTCGCACGGCAAGCGGCTGCGGCGGGCATTTCGCAAAGCGAAGCTATGCGATTGGGCGAAATGGCCAAAGACCACGCAAAAAAACTCATCCTGCGCCGCACGGTGACGCTGTGTCGTGATTTCACCACGCCCAAGCTCGACATCTACTGCCGTCCGTTGTACCGCGTGTGGTTTGTAAAATTAGGAGAGTTGGTAGAATACGCAGAGGAGTTTCGCAATGCGGGTTTGGCGGACATGAACAGCAAATACACAGACAAACCAAAACGCTAGCATGACAAACGGTACAGAATATCTGGACGCACTGGCCGCGCACAGCGCACAACTGCAAACCATGTACGAGGCAGAATGTACCGCGCATGGCAGGCCTTTTGACCGACGCATTACGACAACGTTGGAAATGACGCGGGCGTTGTTGTACGACCGCTACGACCAAATCAATTCAGGTGCTGAAAGTAAGCAAGGCGAGGAATAACAATGGCCATGCAACGGTTGGAATTGCAGAAAACAAAAGACACGCCTCACGTGGTGCTTGACCCTGTGGCGCACACGGGCGTGTTTCGCGGCGAGTCCAAACCTGAGAATGCGGCGGATTGGTGGCAGGTCATTATTGACTGGATAGCCGATTACATCGGGGCGGGAAGGGATTTAACGCTTACGTTTGACATCAACTATTACAACACATCAAGCTCAAAATGGCTTTTGGATGTGTTTGAATTGCTAAACACGCAGTACGAACACGCTCAGGCTATCAATACTCGACAGCGTATCAGCGTCACGTGGCGCGTGTGTACAACGCCTGCGGATCATGAATACGACCGTGAAGAGGCGCATGAGTGGTTAGAACAGGGCTGGAAGTTTCCGTTTTTTATTGAATTGTATTACGACGAATCATCACCAGACCAGCAACCAACAACGGAGAGCGAGCATGAAACTGAGTGAACAAGCCGAAGACGTGTTGGTGAGCTTTGAAGGTTTTTCATCCACGCGGTACATTGACAGCGCGGGCGTTCCCACGATTGGGTTTGGATTCACCGCGCCAGTGCTACGGGGAACGCGCTGGGCGGGCATACAACGTTCATGCCCGACGATGAGTAAAGTTGAAGCTGAGGAAATACTGGACGATGTATTAGAGCGGTTTGAGCGGCACGTGATGGAGTACGACCGTCACTATCACTGGGAGCAACACGAATTTGACGCAATGGTATTGTTCGCCTACAATCTTGGTAGCATTCACCAACTCACAAAGCGCGGCCAGCGTGACCGTGACGACATTGCAGCGGCAATGCTCTTGTACGACATGGCAGACGGCAGAGAACTGCGCGGCCTGACGATACGGCGGTATGCTGAACAGCAAATGTTTGTGATGGAGCGGTATGTGAGCCGTGATGCGGCGGAGCGGGAAATGCTACAAAAAGGATTGATTGCAAGGCCGCGTCGCAGCATTGCTTTCAACCAATTTGAGGGCGATGATGAGCAGTTGGCGTAACCTCAATAGCTGGCAATGGCTGCCTGTCTGGGCTATAGTGGCCGTTTTGGGAATGACTATTTGGACAGTACGGCAAGTGCAGTCCATTTCAATAAAGCAAAACGTCCGACGGTGGATAGATATATTCTTTGACAACATACTTCGCGTTCCGCCCAATCGTTTTTTGGAGCGTATCAGCGTGGCGGGCTTGCTGGCACTCATAGCGGGCAAAATTGCTCTGAGCATTATTGCGCCTGAAACTATTCATCCGCGCGTGTTGGCCAGCATAACAGGTAGTGCAGGCGTGGCGGCGGCATGGCAACTGTGGGCGGTGCAACACGGCAATTTAGAGCAACGTACCAAAGCCACGTTCACGGCCTTTGTTGCGTGGACGTTGAGCATCATCAATCTGCTGATAGTCTATGTGCCTGTTGTCCACTCGCATTCGGGGCGTTTGGGTGTTGAATACGCGCTTTTAGCACTCATTTTTGATGGGCTGTGCTGGATACAAATGTTGGTGTTAATCCGAGAACAGTTAGCGACAACAACAATACCCGACGAAGTGAAGTTCGCGCTGTTTTGCGTGGATGAATACGAAAAAGTATTCCCGCTCCAAAACCGCACCAAATTGGACATTGTGGGATTTGTAGATGCGAGTTACAACAAGTGGAAACAGGTGCGATGATACATGAATCCACATTTTACCATAGACCTATGGACGGTAGTATCCGTGCTGGCGGCGGCGGCGGGGACGCTGTGGGGTGGCAATAGGCTGTACAAAACGTTTGGCGCGGACACGAAAAATGCGATTGGTTCAGCTATTCGGCGGCGTTCGGGGTTTAATCAAGCGGCAACGGATTCCGAAAATTTGATTTTGGCTTCAGCGCAACGAGCAGACACAAACAATGTGCTGATGCTTGAAAAATTAGAAAAAATGTACACGAATTATGCGGCACTGGCGCACAAAGCAGGCAAAGCAGAAGGAAAGGCAGAAATGTTAGAAAAACAAATGTTTCCCAACAGCGCGTTTGTCGAAGTACGGCAGGACAAAGAACGTGACGTGTTTGGCGAACCGTTTGAACGCAGTTCCAACCGCGACAGCGAGCGAAGTGAACAAAACGATGGATTAGAATTGCAGGACAAATCACAGCGACGGCAGCATTTGCTCCGCGAACATCAAAACGAGGATGAGTATGATTTCCGATTACGACGAACCGACAGCGCATCAGAGCAGCGACGAACCCGCCGCCGCTCCCGCGACGACAGCAGCGACGATTAGCCGCGTGGAAGCAATGCCATTGCCCGTGCCGCCGATTCAGCAATGGGCGCAAACGTTAAACCCTGTCAATGTTGGCCAACTGGCAGAACTGGCGCGGCAACACGCTTTGCTTCAAGACCAAGCATTTGAACGACAACACCATTTGTACAACCAATCTCAAACAACGATGGAAACATTTTTTGCCAATCTTTTTGACCGCATTAAAAACAACGCACAAACAACGATTATGGGCGGCATTGGCGTGATAGCCCCTGCTGTTTTGTCCTTTCTAAGCGTTCCGCCTGTGTGGATACCTGTTGTTTCGGCCAGCATTGGGATTGCCAACGCGCTGTTCGCCAAAACCGACGGCTTTTCGGTTGCGGGTGCGGGTGGCAACGTCATTGCGCTCGCGCTCCATGCGGCGGGTGTTCCCGTGCCAGTGTGGGTATTAGAATTGGGCAACGGATTTTTTGGATTTTTCTCCAAAGACCAAGCAAGTGTCCAGCCTGCAAAACAAGGCGAGGGTGATACAGTGACGGTGAAACGATAATATAAAAAAATGTGTCTTGACCGTGCTTTTGAGCATTTGAGCGACGCACACGCCGCACCAGAACTGCGTTTTTTTGGCCTTGACCGCGCTAAAACGCAGCACGCCGCACGAATGTTGTTGTACGCATTTGACCGCAGACCGATTGGCGAGCCGTTTTGGATTGTGTTTCAAAAGCAAGAACAGCATCAATTACAACACGCAAAACAATGAACGAACGTTTGAAAGCCGCTTTGGTGCTGCTGTGCGTGGGTGCGCTGTTTTGGAGCATTCACATTTTTGCAAAGCTGGTGCTGCATATGAACGACCCGCAAAGTTTTGTTTTGGCGTGTGGTTTTACGCTCAACGGGCTGTATCTTTTTCACACCTACGACGACGAGTTATGACACAACATCAAATACTGCACATTTGCGCGAGCGATTACGCGCTAGGCATCACGGAACGCGGCAACGATGCGGGGTTCAGCAATAGCGTGTTTACTAAATTCCTGCAAGCGATGGGCTGGACAAAGGGGCAAGGTTGGTGTAACTACTGGGCAAACAGCGTGTGGTGGCGGGCGTATGCGCCCTCGCTGAACAATGATTTGAGAAACGCTTTGCGGGCATTTCTGGACGCATTGCCGCACGAAAAAAACAGCATCGTGGCGTTTGCCACAAAGATTTATTTACGCCCCTTGCACGATTTAGGATTACAAACGCTGTGGAGAGCAGAGATAGACAGCGTTCATCGTGAGCGATTGCGCGGCGCGTTGGTGATTTTTGATGTTGCCGACGACGACGACACGCAGGAAGGCACAGATGACCACATCGGCATTTGTGCTGAGTATGTGCCAGAGCAGGGCAAAATGCTGTGCTACGAAGGCAACGCGGCTGATGCTCTTCGCATGACATGGCGGCCTGTGGATGAAAAAATAGTAGGGTTTATATTGCCTTTAGCGACGTATCCAGAGTGGTAATAAAGTATTTATGTCAAAATCGTTTTTTCACATTGCCGAACAAGATGCAACGTTCAATCGTGAGCTTTTGCTCACGTTGGGAGAGCTGTATGGCGGAAATAACAACGATGTTTTGACATTTGACAGCGCGACAAGCGACTATGTGCCAAAACCTGGCGGTACAGGCGCAGGTGCCACCTACGACCTTGCCAACTACGTGGACAACGGCCTTCTTCGCAAGCTGCCTTCTGCCACGTTTACCACGATTGACGTGCTGCCGTTTTCGCGTGTTGGTCGTGAAATGACAAGCAATACAGGGTCATTTTCTGGCATTTCTTACACCGTAAGCGTGTCGGCGGGAACAGAGTTGCAGCCCGCATTTCGGATGTTCAACTTGGGCGACAGCACGCTTGCCAACGCCGCGCAGTTTCAAAATTCTACGGCAAGCATTGAACTTCTTATGTCGCAATCTGCCGCGCCAACCTCGTACACGCTGCGCGTGAGTGACGATGCAGCCAACGCGCCGCGCTCGTGGACGTTTGATGCGTGGAACGGCACGGCGTGGGTAACGTTGGACACGCGCACTAACGTTGCTGCGTGGACAGCAGGGGAATCCAGAACGTACAATTTCACGAATACGACGAATTACGCACGGCTGCGGTTGAACGTTACAGCTGCGTACAACAGTGGCGGTATTCCGCAAAGCGAAACATTTCCGCGCACGGGCTTGTTTTTTGCAGGTTCAAACACGCTCACAAGCGGCTCAAATACATGGCAAACCTCAGCATCAAGCAATAACGGCACGGCGTGGAATGCACTCAACGGTAATGTCTCAGATTGGTGGCTGTCCAGTACCGCATCAAACGAGTGGTTGGCGGTGCAGTTTCCAAGTGCCGTGACCTGTACCGCTGTGCGCTATCAACTTCCAGCGGGTTTACCGTTTCAGCATGGCATGGTCACGATGAAAGTGCAGGGCAGCAATAACGGCACGGCGTGGACGGATGTAGCGACGATTCCAACGCAAGACTGGAGTACAGGCGGCCGCGACCGCACGTTTAATTTTGTGAACGGCACGCCGTACTTGTACTGGCGTTTATTTGGCTCAACAACGGGATTTGGAGCGGTGATCGGCGAACTCACGTGGACGTACGGCGGTGCAACGTTAATCCCATTTTTTGCCATAAGCGAACTCACCATTAACGGCACAAATCAGCAAATTCCTGTGCCGAGTGTCAAAAAATGGCTGAGTGATGCGGCATTGGGTGGAAATTGGGAAGACATGGTTTTTACCCAAAATGGCGGTAACGTCACTGGGACAATGCAGCAAGGGCAGTTTTCGCTCAATGCTCCTGTTTATTCCCATCCTGCATTTACGCCGCAATCGGTGACGATGAGTATTGTTGGCAATACGTTGAACGGATTTGATGCCAGCCGTGACGCACAAGGTCATGTTGCGCTGACGGCAAAATCAATGACCCTGCCCACAAACGGTGTGCAAAGTCTCACCAACGGCACAAACACAACTGCGGTTAATTTGGGCGGCGGTGTGTGGCGTGTGGACGCGGCAGGTAGCGGTGGTGGTGGTCTGCCGACATTTCCAAATAATTCCGTCTATGGTGTGCCGCCCTCTGGTCCGGCGGGCATGTATCCGCCGCGCACGGTTGTTATTGGCTCAGGTTTAGACATTCGGTATGTGGATGGCGGACCGTGGTTTCCAGGTGATGGCAACACAACATCATTTAATACGATGGCATGGTTAGGTCCGCAAGCAGTGTATTTGCGAGCAAGTGGGAGTAGTGGCGGAGCTGTGAATACGCAATTTCCTGTGGTTGGCAATGGGTCGTTTACGCCAATAACAACGCAAGGATTTAATTCACTCGGCATAGCGTTGCCAACGTTGGCAACAAATTGGTTTCCGATTATCAGTGATATAAAACTCATTGTGCAAGCAAACCCAAATGGCGGCGATTTTTATTTTACGCAAATGATTGGCGGAATGTTTACGGTTAATAACGGCGTGATACAAGGACCGTATTGGGGTTTTGTAAAAGTTCGCCCCGTACAGACGGCGTTTGATAGTTTTGCAGGTTTATCACAGATTTAATCATTTTTATTTAGTTCAAACACTATGGCGCAACTGTATTTAACACGAAAAAAACGCAATCTTGTTTTTATAGAGCCAGCAGCAATCCACGAGCGTCAGCAAGGTTTTGATGTTCGTATTGTTCAAGCACAGTTTGACGCAATGACGGGAGAACGTCTCGAAGACCAGAAATTTCCCTTGAGTTTAGCTGGACTGAAAATGGAGCGCGAACAAAAAATGCAAACGTTTGAACAAGAGCGTTTGCGTCATTTGCGCGAGGAACAAGAAATCATGGAGGACTTAGATGCGCTTATCGCCGACATTGAAGCAGCGTTACAATCGCAAGGGCAATAATTTTTTTCACAATAACTAGACAGCTATGCACAATACAACAGGCTCAATTCAGCGCGACCCAAACACAAACAACATTGTTTGCGCCGCAAACCGCATTGCAGGGTACGGAATGATTCGTCCCGAGTTGCAAGTGTGGTTTTCGTGGTTTAACCAATACGGTCAATTTATTTCGACCGCGCCTTTTCCTGACGGCGACCCTACGGTGAACGGTCAATGGGAACGCTCAAAGGAGTATTCTCCGGTGCAATTCCCCACACCAAGCTCAGAAATTATTTCTGACCAGCTTGTCTTTGCGCTGCCGCAACATCCAGACGCAGCTTCGTACACAATGCGGTTTGTGTTTCGAGACCGCTCTGTTCCATCAAATAGCAAGTTTTTGGCTTGGGTGAGTGGTCAGTATTAACATTTGTGCTTTGCTATGACCACGCCTGTTTTCACTGGTACTGTCACAAACGGCAAGCTCGTTTTTGACAACCGCAAGCGTTTCGACCAGTATTTGTGCGGTTTGCGCGGAGCGGTAGAAATTGTCGTGCGAAAACGCCGCAAGCCCCGTTCTGACCCACAAAACCGCTATTACTGGGGCGTGGTGGTGGCAATGCTGGCGGATTACACGGGCTACACAACGGAAGAAATGCACGAGGCGTTGAAGTGGAAATTTTTACGCAAGCCGAGCGACGACCACCGCTTGCCCGACACAGTACGCAGCACCGCCGAACTGACAACAGTAGAGTTTGAGCGGTACTGCTCCGACGTACGACAATGGGCAAGCGAAGAATTGACGTTTTCTATACCTGAACCAAACGAAGTAGAGTATGCAGAACAATAAAACGACCATAGCGCATCTGACCCCAGATTCACACAACGCTCGCCGTCACAACGAGCGCAACGTCCGGAAAGAAGACCTGCGTTTGACGCGCGAAGAGCGAAAGGAGAAACCAGCATGAGCAGGACACGAAAAATCTGGGAACAGTGGGACGATGAAAGCCCGCAAGCCTTTGAAGCATTTGAAATTTACCGCGACCAACCAAAAGGAAAACGGAGTGGGGTGAGAGTAGGGAAAAAGTTGGGGAAGAGTGCGGGTCTGATTGAGCGGTGGTCGAGTAAATATCAATGGAAAAAACGCTCTCAAGCGTGGGACGATGAAGAAACGCACCGCAGGAACAAAATCCGATTGCAAGAAATCGAACGCACCGAAAAAGAGGAAACGCGGCGCAAGATTCTTGAGGACATGAACGAACGCCACGCACGACAAGCGCAAGCGTTTTCGACGGTAATCTCAAAACTTGAGGCGGAATTTGGGGAGCGCGTCACGAAAGGCACAGCGGAAAATCAACTATCGCAAATGCCGATGGAGAAGCTGCTCGACGACATCATTCGTGGCGCGTCGGTGCAGCCAAAACTGCACGAAGCCGAGCGCGTGGCGCGGGGTGTGCATCCGACGCACAACGTGAACGTGGCGATGGTGGACGTGACGGAACTGAGCGACGAAGAGCTTGCACGGCTGGCGGGGAGGGCGCAATGGTGACACGAGCAGCACGGTTGGAACGTTTGGAAAAAACGGGCATCGCTGGGTACGCGACCTTTAACGACGTGCCGCTTGACACACGAGCCGCCGCCGAAATGGAGTTGCGTCGCCGTGAACGCAACCGCCAGCCCGAACAGCCGCTCAGTTTGATGGAGTTCATCAGCACGATAACGCCGAATTTCCAGCCGCCGTTGCACTTGCGCCCCATCGTCGAGGCGTTCGAGCGGGTGTTGGTCGAGCCTGTGCGCTTGGGCATCGTCGTTCCGCCGCGCCACTACAAAACTGAAACGATTTTACACGGCATAGCATGGGTGTTGAAACAGCGACCCGATTTGACGACAGGTTTTGCAAGCTACGCGCAGACGTTTTCCGAATCAAAAGCGTTAAAAGCACATCGTTACAGCCAGCGAGCGGGCGTTGTTCCCGACGAAAAAATGAAAAAACGGTCGGAGTGGCGCACCCGCGAAGGCGGCGGCTTGCTGGCAACGGGCATCGGCGGACCGCTCACAGGGCAAGGGTTAGACCTAGGAATTATTGACGACCCGACAAAAAACCGCGAAGAGGCGGAATCAAAAACAATGCGGGACAAACACTGGGGGTGGTTTGAGGACGTGTACGAAACACGGTTTTCGCCCAACGCCAGCAGCATTGTTTTGATGACGCGCTGGCACGACGACGATTTAATGGGGCGCATCATGCGTCACCGTCCTGAATATCAAATTATTCGCATTCCCGCGCTGGCAGATTGCTTGGACGCTGCTGGCAAGGCTTTTGCGCCTGACGTGCTGGGTCGTGCAGAGGGCGAGGCATTATTGCCGACGCGCTACCCTGCTGAAAAATTGGAAAAAAACCGTGCAGAAAAGCCGTACACGTTTGCCTCGCTGTATCAGGGCTTGCCGCGTCTGCGTGAAAGCACAGTTTTTGCCGAACCAACGTTTTACGAAACTGTGCCAGAAAACGTGCGGTACAGTGTTGGTGTAGATTTGGCGTACACGGCTTTAACGCGGGCAAATTACAGCGCGGCGGTCGTGATGGCGGTTCACGAAGAGCGGTATTACGTTATCCACGTTGAACGCTGGCAAACCGATATTACGGCGACGGTGGAGCGGTTAAAAACATTGCAGGCGCGGTATCCTGTGCGGTTCAGCGTTGAGGCAAACGGACCGCAAAAAGCTGTGTGCGATATGTTAGAATTACGCGGCCTCAAGATTTACCGTTTGAACCCCACAACAGACAAATACGTTCGCGCACAACCGCTTGCCGAGGCATGGAAAGCAGGGCGTGTGCTGTTGCCGCGCCAAGCTGCGTGGCTCAGGACGTATTTAAACGAGATGCAGGACTTTACAGGCGTAAATGACGCGCACGATGACCAAGTGGACGCGACGGCAAATGCAATGCCGCTTGTAGGCAAAAAAGTACGAATGTTTACGTTTGATTAACGCCATGAAATTGACTACTAAAATAGCGTCGTTGTTTGGCACGGGCAAAAAGTGGCTGCCGCCGTTTGCGTTGGAATCGGGCTGGATACCGAAAGAGTTTTCGCGGTACAGCTTTGAAAAAGCGGCGCACGTAGTGCAGTTTAACAGTGTTGTGGCGGCGTGTTTGGGTGTGCTGGCGCGCACGTTTTCCGAGCCGCCGATTATGGTCACGGACAAGCGCACAGGCAAAGTTCTAAATACGCACCCGCTTTTGGACTTGCTGCAAATGCCGTACAACCCCTCCATGTGGGGCGATGCGGACGACGAACCAATGAGCCAAGCCGAGCTTATGATGTACACGATGTTTTACGTGGGCGCGGGCGGAAATTGTTACTGGCGCAAGCTCCGAGCGCGTGACGGGCGCGTGGTTGCGCTGATGCCTTATCACGACGGCAACGTTTCCTATTTGCCCAGCACGAACAAGCGAGTACAGGGGTATCAGTTCACAAACGGCGGCGTTGTGGAAACGCTCTCCCCACGGGAATTTGTCCACGTCAAATGGCTCAGTGTAGATTTTTCTAATCCCGTGAAAGCATTGTCGCCCATTGTGGCGGCGGCGCGAGAAGTGGGCGCAGAAGAAGCTGCTCAGGCCTACGTGAACGGGCTGCTTGCGAACGACGCAACTCCACGCACGATTTTTAGCGTGGCTTCGGGCGTGGAACTGACAGACGACCAAGTAGCGCGGATGACGCAAACAATTAAAGATAAATTCGGCGGCAAAAATTACGGTTCACCTGCTGTTCTGGAAGGCGGGATGACAGTGCATCGGCTGTCGCTGGGTTTAAACGAGTTGCAGATTGACCAACTGACCAAAATTCCTGAAACCCGTGTGGCGGCGTTGCTGGGTGTTCCTGCTGTGGTGGCTGGGCTGAGCGTGGGTCTAGATTCGGCAACGTACAGCAATTTTGGGCAGGCAATGAAAGTATTCACCGACTACACGCTTGTTCCTCTCTGGCGCAACATTGCCGAGCAGATTATGGAGTCTGTGCGGGCAGAATACGACGACGGCGAGAATCTTGTTGTACAGTTTGACACGAGCCGCGTGATGGCGTTGCAGGAAAAAGAAAACGAAAAACAAACGCGGGTGCTGTCGTTGTACACGGGCGGCGTCTTGAAGCTGAACGAAACACGGGTGCTGCTTGGTTTTCCAGAGGTCAGCGAAGGTGACACGTTCAAATTTCAACTCGAAGCATCGCCCGCGCCTGTTATCGCCAAAACCGTGCCTGCGCTGAAAGGGTTGTTAGAGCAAGGCAAACAAGAGCCGTTGTTCAAAGACGACGACGATGAAATAATTCGCACAAAATACTGGCAACGGCAAGACGTGCACTTGAAGGCGCAAGAAGAAACGTTGTTGGCGGCAATCAAAAAAGCCTTTGGCAGGGTCGCTAAGGACGTGCAAGAGCGTTTGAAAACGTGGCAGAGGGTAAATGCCGAGTTGAGCGTTCCAAAGGACGTGGGCGTGATTGTGGACAGCGAAGCGATTGGAGAAATTTTAGAAGCGCAAACAAGCAAAGCGGTAAAAGATGCTGTGGTAAAAAGTTTGAAAGTTGCTTGTGAAGAAATCGGCGAAAATTGGAACGCGGTTAAGTCGGACTTTGATAAAATAATTGAAATCGTGGTAAGCGAATCCGCCAGCCGCATTACCTCAGTGCTGGACACAGTAAAAGCGGACGTACAAAAGGTTCTGGCTGACAACGCCACCGCCAGCGCGGACGAAATTGCTGACGCGCTCAGCACGTCGTTTGAGGCGTATTCGGGCGCGAACGCTTGGAAGGCAGTACGAATAGCCCGTACGACAGCAACAACAGCCAACGGACGGGCGCAACACGAGACGTTTGCAAAGTTCGCATTTACAAAAACGTGGCTGTCGGAACGCGATGACGACGTGCGCGAGCATCACCGAGCAATGGACGGACAACGTGCCGACGAAGACGGCTATTTCACATCATCCAACGGCGACAAAGCGCGGTACCCAGGCGGTTTTGGTATAGCTTCGCAAGATATAAATTGTCGCTGTGTTATTTTTCCTGTGAAAGAATGAAACCATATTTTCCAGAAGAAAAAGGGCTGCCTGGTTCTATCAATGTGCCGTCCATGCCTGTACCACCAGAGCGGCCAAGCATTCAAAATGCTCGCGCTTGTTTTATTGAGGCCGCTGATGCGTACATGAAACGCCGCCGCAACCAAGTCCGCGACGCTTTGCAGCGCACAAAAGATGTTGGAAAATTGGAGAAAATTGCCGAAATTCTGGGCGTGTAGGCGTACAGCCTGCACGGCACATACAAACGAACGCCAACGCACCGATAGCGTACAAACACGACGAAATCACAGCACGGGCGTACTACTCCAAACGGGGTGGTACGCCCTTTTTTATTTCAGGAAACGATTATGACACGATTCACAAAACCAGTAGACTTTGCGACAAAAGAGTTTGAGTGCAGAGAATTGAAAATGCAAGACGACGGCGTGGGCGGATTTACGGGGTACGCTTCCACGTTTGGCAATTTTGACAGCGCAAAAGAAGCGGTCGTCAAGGGCGCGTTTGTGGGGTCTCTGGAGTATTTCAAGCAACACGGATTTATCGCGCTTAACCACGACTGGAGCGGCGAATCGATTGGCTACATCGAAGACGCATACGAAGATGAAAAAGGTTTGGTGGTGAGTGTCAAGTTTCACAGCACCGATAACGCCCAGCGCGTGCGGACAATTATGCAGGAACGCGCCGCTGCGGGCAAAAGCAACCGCATGAGCATTGGATACAAAGTGCTGAAAAGCGAGCCGTCGGCGCAAGGCAAATTGCTGAAAGAAATTAAGCTCTACGAGGTTAGCGTGGTGAACGTGCCAGCCAATGACCAAGCAACGGTCGGCAACGTGAAATCGGAACATGGCGACCCGGAGACTGAGCCGCTCAACAATATCAGCAACAAAACACTTGAACTGGCAGCAAAAGCGTTGCTGCTGGGCGACATGGCGGAGGCCGATATGCTGTTGAGCGGCTTGCAAGACCTTAGCTGGCGGTTGCAATGGAAAATGTGGGAAAAACTTGCAGACGGCAACCTGACGACAGACGAAAAAATCAATCTGTGCCAAGCAATGCTAATGGAGTTCGCTTCCATTGGCATTCGTGCGGTCGAGACGTTTTTGCAAGACCCGAACGCCGTGGCGGTGGCGGAAGCAAAAGCCACACAGTTTACCACTGAGATAAAAGCAGGGCGGACGCTGTCGGGAGCAAACCGCGAAGCAATGAAAACATGGGTATCGTCGCTTAAAACAGTGACAAAAGAAATGGACGATTTGCTGCTCGAAACCCGCCCCCCCGACAGCGAAAAGAGCGAGGCCGCCCCTGCGCTTGAAACAAAAACACAACCACACGCTAACCAACAACGCGCCCGCGTGACTGCGCTGTTGCACGGCGTGTAATAATCATACACAAACGCAATCAATTCATTTTTTACGAACGAAAGGATACCCCAATGAGTGATATTCAGAAACTTGGCGAGGAACTCCGTGCCAAGCGGAAACAAATGGGCGAACTGGCGGAAGCCTGCCAAAAAAGCGACGCAACCGAAGCGCAATTCAGCGACCTGCAAGCCAAGAGTGCGGAAGTGACCGAATTGCAGAAAAAATACGAAACGGCGGTTGAGGCGCAGCAAATCGCTTTGGATAACGACCGCCAGCTAAAAAGCATGAACGCGCCCACAAACGGCGCGGCACAAGCCGCAGGTGTGGGTGAATTCAAAACACTGGGCGAAATGTTTACCGACACGCCAGAGTTCAAAAACCGTCGTGCGGGCGCATCGCAGCCTATTTCGGCGGAAATCGGCGGCGTGAGCTTAAAAACGTTATTAACGACATTAACGGGCTTCCCGCCCGAAGTAACCCGCACGGGCAAGCTGGTGGAAATGGTGCAACAACGCCCGACAATTGCCAGTTTAATTCCCAGCGTGAACACAAGCCAGAACAGCATCAAGTACATGGAAGAAGTGCTGTACGACAACCAAGCCAATGCCGTTGCAGAGGGCAACGCACTGGCGGAATCGGGGTTGTCGTTTGTGGAGCGCAGCGTTCCTGTTGAAAAAATTGGAACGTTTATCCCCGTGACCGACGAGCAGCTGGCGGACATACCGCAGTTGCAAGCAATTATCAACAACCGTTTGTTGCTCATGTTGCAACAGCGCGAGGATTTTTACCTGCTAAACGGCACAGGCGTATCGCCAGAAATTCAAGGTTTCCGCACAAACGCGGCTATTCCCGTGAATCCGCTCGCTCCCGATACGCGCATTGACGGCGTTCACAAGGCGATTGAGCGTGTGGAAACCGCAAGCGGCACAGCTACGGGTGTGGCAACGGTGAGCGGAATTGTTATGCACCCCACGCGCTGGGGCGAAATCATGCGGGCAAAAGACACCGACGGGCGGTACATGATTGGCAATCCTGTGACGGGCGCGGACGGTACGCGGCTGTGGGGTGTGCCGGTAACGACAACGACAGCAATACCAGTAACGGAGGCGTTGGTGGGTGATTTCCGTATGTTCTCGCAAATCTCGCGGCGCACGGGCATCATGGTTGAAGCGGGCTACATTAACGACCAGTTCATTCGCGGGCAAAACAGCGTCAAAATTACGGAACGTATTGCACTGGAGATTTACCGTGCAACGGCGTTTTGCCGCATCACTGGTTTCTAATTTCAAATGGTACAATCAGCAATTTTTTTACAAATAGCACTATGCAAACGCCAACAGTTACGCGGATTACCGCTGACCACGCCCACACAAACGCGCCCATTTACGCCAACCGCGACGAAACAAAAATTGTCAGCGAGACCGACCCCGAATGCGACCATTTGGTGACATGGAGCGGCAAGCTGTTCCCGTTCAGCAAAGCGGTAAAGCTCGGTTTGTTAGATGCCAACGCGCCCATCAACACTGAAGCGGCTATTCAGCACACCGCCAAGCCTGAAGGCAAAAAAGTGGTGGACGCGCCCGACGAGACAAAGCGCGTGGACGTGGGCAGCACGAAGAAATCAGATATTAAAATAAAAGATTAAAGGCTGGTGGCTTTTATCGCTGTCATAACGCTTGCGGAAGCAAAACAGTACCTACGCCTGCAACCGCCCACGCTGCCCACGCCCACAGACGAGGATGCACTTGTGTTTTCGCTCTGTGAGGCGGTGGCGGAAGAAATTCGCGGGATACTAAATCGGGCTGCGGACGCGGATTTTGCCGCCGTTGCGGGCAATCAAAAAGTACGACACGTTGCGCTCGAAATGGTGCAATGGTACTTTCAGCAAACAAAGAGCGGCGGCGACAGGCAAGGTATTGTGAGCCTTGCGGACACAATGCAAGGCGCGAACGCAACAACAAGCTACGAAGCCGCGCAACCGATGGGCGACCGTTGGCGGCGCGAACTTCGGCAGTTCCGCATTTTTCCACTGTAACGCGCAATTCACAAATGGCTGAACAACAAGTATTTACGTTACCGCAAGGCGCAATTAACGGGCTTTTGAAATTAACGCTCCAGCGAGCCGCCTTCGGGCTGCAAGCCTATACAGGCGCGGAGATGACAAATGAGCCTGTGGATGATGCGTGGCGCAAAGGCAAGCCCAAAAGTGGCGCAAAGGCGTTTCCAGCCGAAAAAGCCACGTGGAGCAAGCAAAAGCAGCTACGAGTACGCAGTGGACGCTTGTTTCGGTCGCTCGGACCGAACGACGCAAACAACATTACGACCGTGCAGGTAAGCGACGGCAAAGCAGCGTTGCTCTACGGGACGCGGCTGGTGTACGCTTCAATTCACGAAACAGGCGGCTTTATTGCCAGCAAGGGCAAAATGGACAAATGGTTTTGGGCGCAATACAAAAAAACCAGCAATTCATTTTTCAAAATAATGGCGTTGTCGGTGAGGAAGCGCGGCGGCGTGACTATTCCAGCGCGTCCCTTTTTCAACAACGGCGTACAAGCGTTCCAGCGCGAGGGCTTGCCGTTGTTGCTGGAAGATTTGGCGCAAGGGCTTATGGAGCAAGTAGAGAAAGGCAACGGACAATGACGCGGCGCGAATACTTGCGAACAGAACTGCACAATATGCTGCTAACGACAGCCAGCGCGGGCATAAACGTTCGACGGACGTTTGTGCTGTCGCTGCATAAAACCTACACAAAGCCCTACGCAAAAAGCGAACTGATTGAAGAAATATTCGAGTACGAACGCGACGAGGCAAGGCAAGCATTGGTAGGCAATTTTAGCGGCACGGTGAAGTTCGGCGTGTACTGCGGTTTTGACATTCCGCGTCAAGACACCAGCGACGAAGAACTTTTGGAGCAAGAAAGCAATCGTTTGTTTGACATTATTCAAACGGCAGTAGAAAACTACGCATGGCAAGACGCAACGCTTGATAACGGCGCAACGCTGCAATTTGACAGCGTGTATTGCACAGGCCTTATGCCTGCCATTTTGGACAACGAAATGAGCGGGACGCTGCTTGTCGAGGGCGTGATTGAGTATTCACATTATTACTAAAAAAACCCATGAAACTGACCACTACAAAAGCGTTTACTCTGAACGCCATGCCGCTGACGGCGGGCGCAAGTATTGACGTTGATGAATACGTCGGCAGAGATTTGATAAAACACGGGTACGCGGTTGCCGCAACAACAGCAACAGAGCCGCCGCACACTCAAGCCAAGCCACAGACTGACAACACCAAAGAGAGGCCATAAAACAGGCAAACGTAAACACCATTGAGGCAAAGAGAGTACTTGAGGCAAAGGGGCTTCAATTCACAATAGTTGAAACTTCAATGGAGTAAATACAATGGATAGACGAAACCCTGCAAAATACGGCAGCGCGTGGGCGTGGGTGCATGAGATTGACGACGTAACAGGCGCAATCGTCGCGGCGACAGTACAAAAGTTTCCAATCATCAAGGAATCCACCTTTGGGCTTGGGACAGGAAACGAAGAAAAAGTATTGGACGAAACAGGTAACTCGTATTCCTTGTCCAGCACAGGCGGCGACATCACCTTCAAAGGCACAGCGTTCCGCCCGCGCACGAGCGAGCTTCTGGACTTTTTTGTAAAAAACCGCACAAAAAAATACCTGATTATCAAAGTGGATAACGAAAAGTTGGTCAATGGCAAAACGGGCGTGTATGTTTACCCGAACGTGAGCATTGCGGAAAACTTTGAACTGAAAAACAACGGCGCAGAGTTTCCGTTTTCGTTTGCCGCCAGTGCCTACATTGGCACTACTGACCTGACCGTGACGATTGACGCGACAAACACGCCAGGCAACCCACTGTTGGCTTTGCCTGCTGGAGACCGTCCTGCGTCTGTCGTGGTGAAACCGGGCGATTTGTACGCATTTGCCGAAAACTAACCACGCGGGAAACAAAAACCCCTTTGCCTCAAAAGCCCCGTTTGCCGTGCACAGGCGGCGGGGCGAGGCAAATTTTACAACACATTTTTTACAAGATAATGGCAAAGGCAAAAAACGAAGAATTGGCAGCCGTGTGGCAGCAAAACACCCAATTAGGATTTACCACGGCGGACGGCACACGGTACCGCGTGGTAGATTTTCACGAAGAAATGACCGCGCTGCAAGACGAGGAATTGATTGCGCTTGTGGGCGATGTGTTGCCCGCCGTTAATGCTTTAGACAATAACAGCACAGAACAGTTAGCTGCGTTGTCGGTCATTATTGAAACCATTGCGGGCGACAAGGCGCTTTTGCGCCGTGCGCTGGCGGTGCTGTTTTTGCCCGAAAACGACCGCGTGTTCAGGCGGGCGGACGTAGAACAACGGATGGAACTTTTGGGCAACCTGCCGAACAGGCAATTTTTACCGTTGTTGGAGAGCATCAAGGATTTTTTCGCTTTCGCGGGAAAGAGCTTCCCGACCGCTTCCGCTACCTTTTTGACGAAACTGGCACGGTGACCGACGGCGACTGGGTGCGGATGGTGGAGGCGGACGGCGAATATGTTTCCGTGTACGACAAGCCGCCCAGCCCTCATTTTTTCACGGTGCGGCTTGTCACAGGCGGCGACATCACAAAACACCGCGCCGCGATGAATATGCCGCTCTACTGGCTGTTGTCGTATGCTGATGCAAAAATCCGCGAAAACACACCCGACGACGCGGACAAACCGAATGACGCTGTACCCGATTGGGTGCAGGAATGGAATGATTCAATGTAAGTAACGTAAAAAACGATGACGCTCACAGCCGCAATAGCATTAGACATTAAAGGATTTTTGCAGCCACTGGCGCAGGCGCGGCAAGCTTTAACACAGTTTGCAGGGCAAAGCAAAAGTGCTGTTATCGCTGTTCGTGCAGATGGCGCAAGCGAAACGGCAGCAAGTTTACGACAAGTTGATTCTGCAAAAAAACAATTAGACACAGCCGGCGGCGGCGCATTAAACGGTTTGACAAACGCTCTAAAAGGAGCAGCTGACAACGCAGGGTTTTTGAAAAGTGCGTTGAGTACGGCGGCGGGCGTTGTACTTGGCGGTGCGATTGAATCACTTGCAGGCGGCATTGCTGGTGTTGGCAAAGCAATGTTAGACAGCAACGCAGAATTTGAACGCTACACGGTGCAACTGGCAACGCTTACAGGCTCAACACAAAAAGCAAAAGCAACGCTGGAGGAATTAGCAAAATTTGGCGCGGAAACGCCGTTTGAATTGCCTGAAATTGCTCGTGCGGAAAAAGTGCTGTTGGGATTTGGGCTGACAGGACAAAAGGCAATCGAAAAAACAGGGCGTGACAGCAAACAGCTTCGTACAATCGCTGGAGACATTGCCGCCGGCACAGGACAATCGTTTGAAGATATTTCGCTCCTGATTGGTAAATTTTCATCGGGCGCAACGGGTGAGGCAATTTCACGCTTTCAAGAACTGGGGATTGTTACCCGCGAACAATTAAAAGCGGTCGGCATTGAGTTTAGCAAATCAGGGGAGCTTACATCTCCTTTGGATAAAGCGTTAAAAGCCACGTTGGATTTGGCGGGAGATAAATTTGGCGGCGGCATGAAAGCACTTTCCAACACGTTTGAAGGCCAGCTTTCGACGCTTTCAGACAACATTGGCGCGTCGTTTCGGGAGCTTGGTGCGCCTATATTTGAATCGGCAAAAAATATTGTTAGTGGCTTGAACGGATTTTTTGGCAGCGAAACCTTTGGCACAATCAAAAAAGTTGCAGGCGAGGCTTTTAAGCTCATCGGAAGCGGCTTGGGATTTGTAGTTTCCAGTATTGGCGCGGCTGCAACGGGTGTGGCAAAACTTGCTTCGCTGCTTGGGGCTGTGGTGTCGCCTGTGGTCGCGCTTGCACAAGGGCTGGCGACGCTGCAAATTGCTGGCGTGAATGTGGGTGCTGGGTTTACGTCGCTCGGAGGCATTCTTGACAATCTAAAATCAAACCTTTCTGGGGTCGGCGCGGTTATACAAGGTGCGTTGTCGGGCAATTTTAATTTCGCAGAAAATTTTACCAAAGGGTTTCAAGAAGCAGAAAAAGCCGCTCAAGATGTTAAACTTGCTGAAACCATTGCCGCGCAAGCAAAGCAAATTCAAGACCGCATAGACGCTGTTACTCCAGCACTTAAAAAACTGTCCGATATTCCCTTTGAAACTGATAAACTAAAAACGTTTGACGAACAAATTCAAAAACTTGGCGACAGCAGCACCACGGCGGCGGACAAAGCAAACATTTCCGAGGCGATTGCACGACAAGTTCCGGGCGCGGTGCAGGGAATCAAAAAGATTGCCGACGAAAACGGCAACCTCGTGACGGTGTACGACCTCAATATCAAAAAAGTACAAGAGTACGCCGCCGAGCAAAAGAAGCTGCTGTCGGGCGATAACGTCGCGGCGATTGCAAAAGTAAAAGACGGCTTTGCGGCACAGGTGACGCAATTAGAGCAAAGTAAAAACGCGCTGTCGGGGTACGCAAAACAGCTGGGCGATGTTCAAAAAGCAATATTCGACGCACAGGCAAAATTGCGCGTGAACCCGAACGACGCAGGCACGAAAAAACAGCTTGACGAGGCAATAAAACAGCAAGAGGAACTTAAAACAAAGTACAGGGAAACGAAGCTCGCTGTGGACGAGCAAACCGAAGCCTTGCGCGGCACGGTGCAACAGGCACGAGCGGTGGGCGCGGTGGGCAAAGAGGAATTTACAAAGCTGGCGGGCGAGGTCGTGAAATCAAAAGACGCGGCAAAAGAGCTTGTGGACGCGCTTTCCACGCCGATTGTGCCACAAGTAGATTTGAAAAAACTTGCCGAGCAGTTTGACCAAGCCCTTGCAAGCCTTAAAAGCAAAATCGAAACGGGCATAAAAGCATCGTTGCAGATTGATACAAAAACAACGGACGTGCAAAAAGAAATTGCCGATTTGCAAAAAAAGCTGAACGACGCAGTGAAGGCGGGCAACAAAGACCAGATTGATTTTTTGCAGACGCAAATTGCCGCCAAACAGAAAGAGATTACAAATCTTGCCGATGCTCAAAAAGACGCAAACCAGCAGGTTCGTGAGTCCAGCAAAGAGCAAAGCAAAGAAGAATTACGGCAAAAAAACCGCGAAAACAGCCTTGTCTATGAAAACCGTCTCAAAATTGCCAAAGAGAGCGCAGCAAAAGAAATTGAAAATGAAAAAACACTTTTTGAAGGCAAGCGCAGACTCATCGCTGACCCACGGCAACGCGCTGAGCAAGAGCTTAAAGACAAACTCACGCTCGAAGAGAAAAAAATTGCCATTGAAAAAAAATTTGGATTGCTCACCAACGCCGAAGCTGCGTTGCAATTCAAAGAAGCACGCAACAAACGGACTGAATTTGAAGCCGACCGCGCCAAACTCAGTGATAGATTTATTAAAGAAGATGCAGAGCGTGTACGAAAGAGTGAAGAGGAAAAACGTCGCACCGCTTTAGAAACGCAAAAAAATTACCTTGCTTCCATCACGCAACAGGACATTGCCAGCGCAGAACGCCGCAAATCGGCTACGTTGGCAATCTCTACGCTGGAAAACGAACAGCGCATACGTTCGTTTGTGGAGGGGACGCAGGAGTTCCAACGCCGCCAAACGCAACTGCTTGAGGCCGCACCAAGCCTCAAATTAAACGGCGCACAGCTTGCAGCTGAAACAGAAAAAATATTTACCACACTTCAGCAGGAGTTTACGGACGGACAAAACAAATTGTACGGCGGCGAAGTCGCGGCGGCGTTTCGTCAGTTGCTCAACAGCAATGCTAAAATTCAGAAAGACACAGAAATTAGAACACAAAACGAGCTTGCTCTTGTTCGGGCAAAATCTATCACTGACGGCACACAGCGCGAGTATGCTGTACGCATTGCTCAAGCTATTGCCACTCGTGATGAAGAAATTCGCATTGCTGGCGAAAACGCCGCTGCGGTCGCTCAGGCGCGTTTGAAATACGAACTTGATATAATTGATGCAACAGGAAATTTTCGCGCTGCTAAAGCGGCTACAACGAGCCGTGCAGAGTTTGAAATTCGTACAGCACAATTAGATAAACAATTAGCAGAAGAATTAGCAAAAATTGGCGATAACGAACAGCGAAAATTAGAAATTATTGCACGGATTTCATCGCAGCAAGCGCAAGCCGAAGCCGCACAATTAGCTGGCGAAAACCCACTGATTCGTGCGTTGTTTGGCGTACGCGAAACTTTGTACAGAGACCATTACGACAACCTCGAACGCGCCGCCGAAGAACGCCGCAAAGACAGCGCACAAAAAGAAAAAGACGCATTAAAAAAAGAAGAAGATGTCCTTGTCGGGCAACTTCGTACAAAGGAAATTACGTTAGATGAATATAACAAGCGCATTCGTGCGTTGCAACTACGGGCGCAAGGCGTGGAGTCAAGCGGCAGCCAAGCCGCCAGCGTGGGCGATTTTTTAACGCGCTTGGGAACGTTGGATATTAAAAGCGTGCTGGAAAATTTTTATGCAAGCCTACAACAAAACGCTAAAGACGTGCTTGCGCCTGTGTTCAAGGGGATTGCCGACGATGCAAAAACAAAGTTGAAAATTTTCGAGGACACGCTTGTGCGGCGTAATTCTCTTGCACGGCAATTAGACGCAATCTTGTTAGAACAGCAAACCGCAACGGGCGAGCGGTTGGTGGAGCTACAAAATGAATATACAGCAAAAAAACAAGAGCAAGTACAGGTCGAGCAAGCCGCCGCCGCGCAACAACAACAGTTGTTTGCAACGGTCGCTCTGGCAGCTGCGGGATCGTTTGGTGAAATGATTGCAAGCGGGCAAAATTTTGGCAAATCGCTTGTTAAAACATTGTTTGGCGTATTAAAATCTCTTATCCCTATCTTTGTTGCACAAATCACTGGATTTTCGTTAGCCAGTGCTCAATCAGCAGCAACATTTGGTGTTGCGGGAATTGCTCAAGCTGCCGCGCTCACCGCAGCCTTGTATGCCGCTGTTGGTTTAGCTGAAAGTGCGTTGTCGTCAGCCTTGGGGGGCTTTCGCACGGGCGGGTTTACAGGCGTGGGCAAGGAAACGGACGTAGCGGGCGTTGTTCACCGCGAGGAATTTGTTTCTACCGCACAAACAACGCGCAAAGAACGGCGATTGCTGGAACACATTCACGCGGGCAAATCATCGGAAGAATACTTTGAGGCGGTGTATTTGCCCCGCCGAACGGCGGACATAACGCGAGTTGTGCAGGCGACAATTAGCGACGTTGTGCGGGTTGTTTCTGTGCAGTTGCAAACAGCACAAACCACAATGACCGAAGCCGTTCGCACGATTGCGCCCGCGCCGCACGTGCAGATGACGCTTGCGCCCATGAATAATCGCTTGATTTTGGCGGCAACGGCACAAACAAACAACGAATTAAAAAACATCACGGAGCGTTTGGCGGCAATTGAACGCCTCACCCGCGCCGCCCAAAACCGCACCAGTACAACAAATCACAACGTGGATTTCCGTTTGCATACTGACCACGACGCGCTTGTGCAGCGTGTGGAGCGCATAAAAGCAAGAGAGGTGTTAGGATAAAATGCCTATTAACGTTTCTATACCAATTCTGACGCTTGAAAAAGCTGACACGTGGGCGTTTGCAACGGGTTTGGCGGAGTTTCAAATCAATGTGCTGCGAATTTTTCCCAACGCCGCGCACGAAAAACTTGCTGAGTACACGTCGGGCTTGTACCAGCACTCACGGATTTTTGAGTTCAGCGTAAAATGTTTTCCCATGCTGACCGTTAAAAGCGCGACGCACCCCGACACCAGCGACTACCTTGCGTTTGTAAATTTTCTGAAAGGCGATAAAGCAATGCGCGTCAAAGGTATCACGCTCGGACGCTACGACACAACCGCAGCACAACAAATAGCCGCAGCACGAACTTTGCTGCTCAATCGGCACGTTACGCTTGCCAGCTTTGACGCAGCGGACAGCGACGGCAAAACCTACAACGAACTTTCGTTCAAACTTATCTCCCGATTTTACGAATGAACGCTATTTTTACGCATACGTTCCGTGCTAAAAACGGCTGGCGGTGGCGGATGGAGTTGTTTACTGCTGACCCCGCACCGCTCAATACTCCAACGGAGATTGTTTTGCCCGACAACTGCGTCACAAAAGAATCGCTCAAGTGGTCATGTAAGTTTGCAAGCGGCCTGCCAATCGGCATCACTGACACACCAACGCTGACGGTGACGTTTAACCTGGAAACGTTGCTTGCCACGCCAGAATTGGATTTTTTGCGTAATCGTTTGTTAAAGCCGTTTTTAATTGAAAACGTTGCACCGACCGTCGTTCCTGCGTACACAGAAACGCAGCGCGTCTGGGTGGTTGATGCAAATGAAGTGGAGGGCGGATATTGGCAAGATGTCATAACAAATATACCAGCACAAACGATTGAACCAGACGTAAAAGAATACAAATTAACAAACGTAATTATCCTCAAAAGCGACAAAGGCGACAGTGCTTTAGATGAAGCAAATTTTAGGTTTATGTTTACAGGCTGTCAAAGGCTTTCGCCCACAGCAAAATTATTTTTCAAAACTGCCCGCAAAGGCGCGTATCGCCCGCTTTCAGTTGAGTTCATGCACTCAGCGCGTTTTGTGTTAGAGCAGATAAGTCCTTCGTCGGTGGTAACAAAATTACGTTCAAAAGTTGTACAAAATGCGTCCTACGCTGCTAATGTTGAGTTTCAAGACAACCCAAAAAAAGCGCAGTTTATTGAGCAGCAAAAGAACGTTGATGCCAGCAATGCAGGTATGGTGTATTACAAGGTTTCAGATTTTTACGCTGTGTTGGAGGAAATCACCAACGAAGTTACCCAGAAAGTGGACCGTACAAGTGTCGGCACGTCTGCTGTACCCACAGGCGGATGGGCGTTTGGTTTGTACTACGCCGCCGACCCCACTGATTTTTCTAAAGGATTGGGAGTTACGTCCGCAAATATGTGGTTTTTGGGGTCAGTGTTAGAGCCCCCGAACGGCGAGCGACGCGGCGGCATGTTAGACAACGGAAGTCCTTTGCATCAACGCGAGACCATGTTTGATGCCCTAAAAGAAATGTACGAAGCGGGTTCAATCGTGCGTTACAGCAACGCACGCACGTTTTTTCATATTGATAAAATGTACGGCACGGAAAACGGCAGCAATAGCGACCCAACTATCGTTCTCTCGGCTGATATGCTGGAGCTTGACGACGACGGCGAGCAAGGGTTCAAGTATCTGCGTGGCGTGGAACTGAACGCAAACGGCATTAGCAACATTCGGTACACACAGCAGGGGGCGAGTTTTGCCGATACCGATTGGGCGTTAAAATTGTTTTGGCACAACGCCACACCGCCGCCCGAAGGCGACAAAAAAGAGGAAAGCGATGCCGACCGCGTTATTAGTCAAAAGTACAGCATCACAAAGCTGTATGCACAAAACGGGCAAAATATGATAGCCGTGCATCCGTCATGCGCGTTCGACACGGGCAAAGCCGTTAAAAACACAGCTTTAATAACCAAAACCGCGCCCTACGACCTTACGGGCGTTTTACGGCGTGATTGGAAATGGGGCAAGCCCGAAGCGGAGTATGTGTTTCGAGCATGGACGGAAACGACGGGTTATCATTCGCTTGTTGCTAACGAATTACTAGTCATGTTTGGCAATTATGAGCAAATAAAAATCCCTGCCAAAACAGCGCATCTTACGGCACTTGCAGGCTGCACACCGCTTGCGGTCGGGCAATGGTTTACGTTTGAAGCTGGCGTATTTCCTGCGGGCTATCCGCAAGTAACAAAAGCATGGCTCACGGCAAGCGAGTTTGCGCTGTACGACGGCGTTCAAGAACTTGAATTTTTTGCGCCGAAGGAGGGGGTATTGTAGCCATGCCTGAGGTCAGTTTGAACAAAAACAACAGCGTTCTGCCAAAACAAATTTTGTGGGAGTTTGGCAATGTTGGCACGGCGGGCGGCGGCGCACGAGGCAAGCCCGAACAAGGAACGCCGACTGATTTGCTCGCACATTATCGGCTGACGCTTGGGCAATTTGTCAACGTTGCTCCGCGCACCTACGGCGTGGCGGTGGTAAACACAGACGACACGCAAACCGTGAGTGCGGCTGTCACGTCGCAAACGCCGTTCACGTACACCGCGCCCGCATCCGATTTTGTGCGGGTTGAGGTGTGGGCGGAACTGGCTCACAACGTTAATCTGGCGCGGTGGGTGCTGGCGGTGCGTGTCACGCGCAACGGCTACACGTCGGACAATGAGTTTTCGTTTCATCGCGTAAAAAACAGCGCGACGTCGTGGCACATGGCGATAAACGAGCGTGTGTGGTTAGAGCGTGACGATGCGCTTCAAATCGAAATACGAGCGTTTAACACAAGCGGCGCAACAGAAACGCTCACGATAAACAACGGCACGATAAAGTTATGGTCGGCGTAAAATACAAAAAGCCGCCTCTGTTTTTGCAGAAGCGGCTTGCTGTCTTAAAGCCGAATTGTCGGCGGCGTGGCAAATTTCTTGAATGTTTTGCATAGCGCGTTTATTCTTTAGTTTTGGCTGGCTTTCTTATTATAGCGGTTTGCCCGCCGCGTCTGGATTTTTTCGAGCGCGGACTCGTAATAGTAGATTTTCGCGCGTCCGTTTTCGATGACTTCGTAGAAATCCTCTGATGTAAGTATTACTGCATTGCCTGTCGTACCTTGACGATAATGCGTAAGCTGCGCCTTTGTTAATCCAAGTATTTTCGAGGCTTCGGCGGTTGTGTAGGTTTTCATAGTTTTATTTTACTTGTTGAATAGTGACCGTGCTTCGGCAGCGCTTTAAGAATGTGTCTTTTTTCTTATTCTACGCGAAGCAAGTCGCCATCATCGTCATAAATGAATTTTGGGCGTTTTGAGTTTATTTGTAGAACATTATTTTTTGTCAGTTTTTGTGCTGTCACAGCGTTCATGGGTGCGCTTTTCAGCGTATCAATAATCAATCGCGCATTGCTCATTTTTGCGACTGCAAAGGGGATTTCAAGGTACTCATTGAGATATAACTCCATGTAGGACGCTCGAACAAGAACGCCAATGCTACCATTTATAAAAACGTCTGCAAATTCATCTTCATCGCATTCGCCTTGTTTATTTGTTGCTTGATTTCTTGCAGGAATTTCGCTGTCTTGTATAGCACGTGCGAAATCGTGAAAAAAGGAAGACACAATATCTTTCGCGTATTTTTCTTGTGCTTCGCTCACTGCATCAATCTTTTTGCTTTTGAACTCAAGTGACAGAGCTTTGATTTTCTCTATATACGCTGCAACACTTTTTGAATCGAATTTTGCATTCGATTGTGTTTGCTCATCCTGTATCTGCACCATCGCCGCGCCCATCATAGCTGGCACAACCGTTTTCGCCAGCTTCCATGCCTCGCGCAGAGCTTGTGCAAAGAACTCAACAGCGCGACCGCCCAACTCAACTGCAGCTTTGCGAGCGATTGCCCACGCTTGCGTCATCACTTGCTTTTTCATAACTTTACCGTTCCAGAAAGAAATTTTTGGTACTTAACAGGCGCAGTGTGAATTTTGCGGTTTGTGCTGCGCTTGTTTTTAATTACTAAGTGCAATATACTTAAGATATTTTAAGTACGCAAGAAAAAAAATGTAAAAAAGTGAAATTATTTTTTACTTTTTTTCGGAATGAGGTTTTATGAGGGATGCGGGGTAGTGAAAAATCACCAAAAAAGAAAAGAACTA